AGAGACAGGATGCGGCACTTGAAAATATGTCTGATGAGGAGCTGGATAAGGCACTTGCAGAATTAAGTGAGTAATTGTTATGGATATACCATATATAGTATTAAAAATAAGCAATATATACTATATATGGTATATATTTTACATTAGAATGAATCGCACATTTCATGCGGAATTTTGGAGGTTAAGACAGTGATAATTGAACAGATTAAGGACAAATTAAAATCAAAAGAGTATGACTTCCTGAGAACAGATAAGAATTTGGGTAACAATATCATTATCTTAACTCTTGGTGGAAGTCATGCATATGGAACAAATAATGAAGGTAGTGATTTAGATATTCGTGGTTGTGCATTGAATAGTAAAATGCAGATTCTCACTAATGAGAATTTTGAGCAATTTGTAAACAATGAAACAGATACCACGATTTATGCATTTAATAAATTGGTTGCATTATTGAGTAACACCAATCCTAATACAATAGAAATGCTTGGAAATAAGCCTGAACATTACTTTTATGTATCACCTATTGGTCAGGAGTTAATTGATAATGCACATTTATTTTTATCAAAGAGAGCTTGCCATTCGTTTGGCGGTTATGCTAATCAGCAGTTATACAGATTAAATCAGAAAGCTGCACATCAGATGTCGCAGTCTGAATTAGAGAAACATATTCTAAAGACTCTTGAATTTATGCAGACTGACTTCACAAAGAAATATACACCATATGAAGATGATTCTATGAAATTATATATTGATAAAGCTGTGCAGGAAGGTTATGACACAGAGATATTTATGGATGTAAAATTACATCATTACCCATTAAGAGATTATTGTTCTATGTGGAATGAACTTCAGAACACAGTTCGTCAGTATGGCAAGATTGGTAAAAGAAATGAGAAAGCAATTGAGCATGGTAAGATTGCAAAACATTCAATGCATCTCATTCGACTTTATATGATGTGCTTAGATATTCTTGAAAAAGAGAGAATAATCACATATAGAGAAGATGAGCATGATTTGCTTATGGACATTCGTAATGGTAAGTATTTGGATAGCAACGATCAGCCAATCCCAGAATTCTTTGAAATGGTAAATGATTATGAAAAGAGATTGGATTATGCGAAGAAAAACACAAGTCTTCCTGATAATCCTAATTATAAGGCTATCAATGAATTTGTTGCTAGTGTAAATGAAAGGGTGGTAAAAGGTGAAATCTAATCTAAAAATTGAAATTCCATCTGGTGCAAATGAAATTATTCATAGTTTACAAAATAATGGATATGAAGCTTTCTTAGTCGGAGGATGTGTTAGAGATAGTATTCTTGGCAGACCAATTCACGATTATGACATTACAACTTCTGCCACACCAGATGAAATGATGGAAGTATTCAAGGACAAGAGAATTATTGAAACTGGTTTGCAACATGGAACTATTACCATTGTAATTGACGGTGAAGGATATGAATGTACAACTTACAGAATTGATGGTAATTACTCAGATAGTCGTAGACCTGATAGCGCAACATTTACACGAAGTCTTAAAGAAGATTTAAAGCGTAGAGATTTTACAATCAATGCGATGGCATACAATGATGAAGTTGGTCTTGTAGATCCGTTTAATGGCATGGAAGATATTGAGCATTATAAAATCAGATGTGTTGGTAGAGCAGAGGATAGATTTTCAGAAGATGCTTTAAGAATTTTACGTGCTATTCGGTTTGCCTCACAGTTGGGATTTGTCCTTGAACCTGATACAGATTGGCATATTTCTAAAATGTATAAGAATTTGGAGAATATATCTATTGAAAGGATCAATAGTGAGTTCTGTAAAATTGCTGCATCGAGTGATTTCTGTGTACAAATGGTCTTATATCACGAAGTATTCTCGTTGTTCATTCCTGAAATTAAAGATATGTTTGGTTTTCAACAGAATAATCCATATCACTTGTATGATGTATGGAATCATACCGTACATGCAATAGAATATTGTGAATCCGATAATTTAGTAACAAGATTGGCTGTATTCTTTCATGATATAGGAAAGCCACATTGTTATCAAGATGACGAGGATAGTATTAGACATTTTAAAGGTCATGGAAGAGTCGGTGCTGATATGACTGATAAAATAATGAAGCGATTAAGATTTGATAATGACACAAGAGAGAAAGTTGTTGAATTAGTTTATTATCATGATGCTACTTTTGAGGTTGGAAAGAAATATGTCAAGAGATGGCTTAATAAAATTGGAGAAGAACAGTTCAGAAGGTTATTAAATGTTCGTAGAGCTGATATTAAAGCACAAGCAGACATTAATCAGGAAACAAGATTACAGAAGATGGATAACATCGAATATATTTTAGAAGAAGTCTTACAGGATGATGAATGTTTTTCTCTAAAGGATTTAGCAGTTAATGGTAAGGATGTAATGGATACAATGCTCATTAAAAGTGGGAAAGAAGTTGGCTACTGGCTCAATGAAATCTTAACTCGTGTAATAGATGGAAGATTAAAAAATGATAGAGAAGATCTTATTTATTGGATGACTGGTATTACAGATGGTTGGATTAAATATTAAAGTGAGGTGAAATGGATGGATATTATAGAAGAAATTTTGGACAAGTATTTTGATGAAGAACATGAATATTATCATCGTTACAGAGAAGATGAAGAAAATTATTATGATGTCGTGGACGAGTTAAAGCAGGAATTAACTAAGAAGAACATTTCTTTTAAGTTGGATGTTACAGACGCATTTGATTCTCCTGGTTATAAGTGTTCTGTTTTATCAATCGCTTATATTAAACCAAATAATAATTGGGGTTCTATCGAATTGGAAACAGTTTTATTAGAAAGTATGTAAAGAATAATCATATATAGAAATTTCTATCTTGGCGATTCAGCCAAATTTTCCAAATAAAAGTAACAAGAAATATTTTTTTCCTATGGTTTTTAGCAGACGTGCAAATTCCATAGGATTTTACAACAAAATAATATTAAAACGAAAGGATTTAACAGTAAATTCTAGGATAAATGATTGCGCAATCTCTGTAGATTAAAGGATTTTGACAGAGAATAAAGAAAAAAATAATTATTGTGAGTTAAACGTATTGAGCTTATGTGATGGTATGTCATGTGGACACATTGCATTAGAGAAAGCAGGATTTAAGGTTGGTAAATATTTTGCATCAGAGATTAAGGATGTGGCAATTAAGGTAACAAGAGACAACTATCCTGAGACAATTCACATTGGAGATGTGAATAAGATTACATATAAAGATGGCGTATTACATACAGAAGTCGGAGATTTTGAAACGAATATTGATATTGTAATGTTTGGTAGTCCTTGTCAGAGTTTTTCAAGAGCAATGATTAAAGAGAGGAAGATTGGTCTTGAAGATCCAGAACGTTCAGGTCTGTTTTATGAGTGTAATAGAGTATTGAAAGAAGTAAATCCAAAATATTTCCTTATGGAAAATGTAGTGATGAAACCTGAAGATGAAGCCGTTATTAGTGAAATGATGGGAGTAAAACCTATCAGAATCAATTCTTCTCTTGTAGTAGGGCAGCTTAGAGATAGATATTATTGGACTAATATTCCAGGAGTGACAGTTCCAGAAGATAAAGGAGTTACTTTACAAAGTGTACTCAATGATGGATATGTACCAAACGAGAAAGCAAAATGCCTTTGCAAGAATGATTCTCACGGATATTACAACGGCTGTTTTTGGACACCAATTAAGAGATTTCACAGATTCTATTATAAGTCGTTTGGAACAATGGTGTTCCCATCGAAAGAGTATTTTGATAACTGTTTAGAGGTTACAAAGAGAATATTAGATGGAAGAAAATCTTCTGCAAAAATCTATGATGATTATAATGGGCATGATTTTGATGAAGCAAGATATTTGTGGAAAGATGAAAGAGCAAGATTACAAGGTGTGCCAGAAGAATATGTCAAAAATATATCTGAAAAAGATGCTGCTGATGTACTTGGTGATGGTTGGACTGTACCTGTAATCGCACACATTTTCAGTTTTATGAAATTTTAACAGAGAATAACACAATATGAAGTTCGCAGGAATGCGGAATTTCTTCTGAGTTTTCAGAGAATAAATACATATAAAAATAAAGAAAAGAGGTAACAAAATGAGAGAAACATTAATTGTTGTAGACATGCAGAATGATTTTATTGATGGAACACTTGGTACAAAGGAAGCACAGGCGATTATATCAAATGTAGCAAATAAAATTAAGGAGTATAAGGATGCTGGTAAGCAGGTAATTTTTACAAGAGATACACATCCTGAGAATTACTTAGAAACATACGAGGGTAAGCACCTTCCTGTTACTCACTGTGTAAAGAATACTATTGGTTGGCAGATTTCCGATAAGTTAGATTTTGATATTGAGAACGATATTCTGATTGATAAGCCTACATTTGGTTGGTTAAACTGGAAGGATTTTGGATTTGAAAGCGTTGAGATTTGCGGATTATGCACCGATATCTGTGTGGTTTCAAATGCACTTATTATCAGAGCAAATTATCCTGAGATTGATATTACAGTAGATGCAAGTTGCTGTGCAGGTGTCACACCTGATACTCACAAGGCTGCATTAGCAACTATGAAGATGTGTCAGATTGAAGTGATTGGAGAGTAGAATATGATTAAAATTAATGGCGAAATTGTAACAATCAACAAGTTTCCAGATGGAACACCAAGAGTAAATATTGATATAAACAACATTGAGGAAGACTCTTATGATGGGTCTCCTTGTATTTGGATCGAATGGATTTATGAGAGTAACGATGAGATGTTTTATCTGATGTTAGTAAAGAAACATCTTGAAAGATTTTTTACTAATGTGGATTATTATTTGTCTCTTCCATATATTCCTAATGCACGAATGGATAGAGTAAAAAATGATGATGAAGTATTCACATTGAAGTATTTTTGCGATTTTATCAATTGGTTAGGATTTTCATCAGTTTATGTTTTAGATGCTCATAGCGATGTTTCTACTGCATTACTCAATAATTGTGTAAAAGAAAATCCAAAGGAGTATGTTGATAAAGCTATTTCAAAGATTGGTATGAGAAATCTTGTACTTTATTTCCCAGACGCAGGTGCAGCTAAGAGATATTCAGATTTATTCCCTGAGTTACCGTATTGTTATGGTGAAAAGAAAAGAGATTGGAAAACTGGCAAAATCCTTGGATTAGACATTAGAACAAATGGTATTGATTTGAAGGATAAAGCTGTGTTAATGATTGATGATATTATCGCATATGGCGGTTCACTTTATTATAGTGCAGAAGAATTGAAGAAACATGGTGTAACTGAGATTTATGCGTATGCCACTCATACAGAGAATTCAATTCTTGATAAAGAAAAAGGAACATTAATCAAGTCTTTGGAGAATAATACAGTGAACAGATTATTCACTACAAACAGTTTGTTTAATGGTAGTCATGAAAAAATTACAGTTATGGAGGTTTAAAATTATGGATAGCACAATGGCTTTGTTATTATCAGATACTTATAAACAGTGTCATGATCGTATGTACCCAAATGGTTTGACTAAATTGGTGTCGTATTGGGTGCCTCGAAAATCAATGTTAGAGAATCAGAATGAAATGGTTTTCTTTGGATTGCAGGCATTTATCAAAGAATATTTAATGGGATATTTTCAGAAAAATTTCTTCGATTTATCGGAAGATGAGATGTTAACTCTTTATACAGATTCGATGGATGTACAGATTGGTAGAGACAACTATGATTTAGATAAAATTGTAGAGCTTCACAGATTAGGATATTTACCACTTGAGATTAGAGCATTGCCAGAAGGTACACTTGTTCCTATGGGTGTTCCTTGTATTGAGATTACAAATACGGATGATAAATTTGCTTGGCTTGTTCAGTGGATTGAATGTATTCTTCAGGTAGAATTATGGAAACCTTGTTGTCATGCAACTATTGGTCATATGTATCGTGAGATTGCAGATTATTGGTATAACAAGACAACAGACGGATTGCCTGGAAATATGGCTTGCGCAGATTTTGGCATGAGAGGAATGTCTTGTATGGATGAAGCTACAAGATGTTCAGCATCATGGTTGCTTTCATTTAATAAGACATCTACAATTCCAGCAATTAATTATATTGATAGATATTATAATGCCGATTGTAAGAATAATGGTATTGGAATCGGTGCTGTCTCAACTGAGCATTCTGTAATGGGTGCTAATTTCTCAATTGATGGAGATGAGGTTACGTTTGTTAAGAGGCTTTTAACAGAGTTATATCCGAATACATCATTTAGTATGGTTTCAGATACTTATGATTATTGGAATATGGTAAATAATATTCTTCCACAGTGTAAAGAAGAGATTATGAATCATAATGGAAAGCTCTTGGTTCGTCCTGATAGTGGTGATATTGTAGAAATTTCAGTTAAGACAGTTGAAAGGTTATGGGAGATTTTTGGTGGTTCTGAAAATGGTAAAGGTTATAAGGTATTAAATCCGCATATCGGTATTATTTATGGTGATGGCTGCACACTTTCTAATGTAAAAACTATTTGGAAAGAATTAGAAAAGCGTGGTTTCGCAGCTAATAATATTGCTTATGGTGTAGGAGCTTTTTGCTTCACTGCAATCGTTGAAAACGGCAAAATGATTGTTGTTACAAGAGATACTTTTGGTATTGCAATGAAAGCTACATATGGAGTAATTGATGGCAAGAAGTTAATGATTTTTAAAGATCCCAAGACAGATACAAGTCACTTAAAGAAATCTCATAAAGGATGTTGTAGAGTATACGATGATAACGGTGAATTAAAGTGTCAAGATCGGTTACTTGAAATGAGTGATAATAGTTTACTTACTACCGTATTTAAAGACGGAGAATTGGTAAGAGAAGACACATTTGCGGATATCAGAAACAGAATGTACGGAGGTAAGTAATGATTAAAATAATTGATGGAGACTTGCTCACTTCGAACACTGATATTATTGCACACCAGGTTAATTGCAAAGGTGCTTTTAATTCTGGTGTTGCAAAAGCAATTCGTGATTATGACGTGCAAGTATATAAAGATTATCATAGTTTTTGTTCGATTAATACACCTGAACAATTATTGGGTTCTGTTAGATATTTTCAGTCTAATATTAACGCAAGAATATATGCAAATTTATTTGCACAAAAATCATATGGCTATGATGGAAAACAGTATACAGATATTGATGCTTTAAGAAAATGTTTTGAAAATTTGAAATCATATGCAGTTTTAGAAAATATGAGTATTGCAATGCCATATAAAATTGGATGTGTTCGTGGCGGTGCAAATTGGGAGGAAGTACACCAAATGATAGAGAATATTTTTTATGATTGCAATGTTGAATTATGGAGGCTTGACAAAGGATGATAAATGAATTTAGAGGTAAATACTATTTTTTAAGTAACTTTTATTCTTCTCCTGTAACATATGAAGGACTTACATATTTGAATAATGAAGCTGCTTTTCAGTCAGCAAAAACATTTTCGGATAGAGAATGTTTCACAAATTTAGATCCATCATCTGCAAAGAAGCTTGGTAGAAGAGTTCAGCTTCGATCTGATTGGGAAGATGTGAAGTATAACGTTATGTACGAAATTGTAAAAGCGAAATTTACTCAAAATTTAAAGCTCAAAGCAAAGTTACTTGAGACTGACAATCAGTATCTCGAAGAAGGTAATACTTGGGGTGATAAAATTTGGGGAACTGTGAATGGTGTTGGAGAAAATAATTTAGGAAAAATTCTTATGAGAGTTAGAGAGGAGATTAGACATGAGTAATTTTGATGTAAAAAAAGTAACTAATGATTGCGTTCAGTGGATTAAGGATTTTTTTGAGAAGAACGGCAAAGATTGTATGGCAGTCGTTGGTATCTCAGGCGGTAAGGATTCAAGCGTTGTGGCAGCATTATGTGTAGAAGCTCTTGGTAAGGATAGAGTTTTTGGTGTATTAATGCCACAGGGAGAACAGCCAGATATTGATTATTCTCGAATACTTGTAGACCATCTTGGAATCAACAGTTGTGTTGTAAATATAGGCAATACAGTTCGTACTTTAAAGCATGAGATTAAACCACAGTTGGGAGATCGTTGGTCAAAACAGACTTCTACAAATCTTCCTGCTCGTATTCGTATGGCTACACTTTATGCAGTATCACAGACAGTAAATGGTCGTGTCGCTAATACGTGCAATCTTTCCGAAGATTGGGTTGGTTACGCCACAAGATATGGTGACGCTGCTGGTGATTTCAGTCCGTTATCTCAGCTTACAGTAACAGAGGTTAAAGCCATTGGTCGTGAGTTAGGTCTTCCATCTGAATTAGTTGATAAGACACCTACCGATGGTCTTTGCGGAAAGACCGATGAAGATAACCTTGGATTTACTTATGCTGAATTAGATGCATATATCAGAGATGGCATTGAGCCAAATAAGGAAGTAAAAGATAAAATTGATTCAATGCATGAGAAAAATCTGTTTAAATTACAGCCAATGCCAAGTTTTGTGTATCAGGCGTAAATGAAATACTATATATAGTGTTTATAGAAAATTTAGACACTATATATAGTAATATTTTTACCAAGAAACATAGATTTCCTTGGAAGAATAAATTAACAGGAGGTGCAACCTATGAGGAATATTCAGATAAATGACAGAGTGATAATAAAAAGTTCTTGTAACAGCAAGGGACAAACTGGATTTGTTATAGATACATATAATGTAGGTACACAGAAATATGTTATGGTTCAATTAAAGAATAGAAAACAAGGATATAACGTTTTATCAGTAGAAAAAGTTGAAAGTGAGGATAATAAAATGACAGGATTTAGTAAAGTTGCAATTGTAAATTTAGTAGATGGTTATAATCAGAAGGATTATGGATTTGCTTTATATGATGAAGATATTAATGAAATTGTTAAGTACGATACCAATCATCCATTATATCTGATTGTAAATGCAAGAGGAAAGGATAATAGAGTTCTTGGAATTTTAAAAGAAATTAAGACAGTCGAAGAGTATGGTAAAGGTGTAACAGCTCAGGTTGTCGGTGTAGTTAATATGAATGCATATAATGCAAGAATTGATGAGGAAAATCGTCAGAAAGAAATTGCAAAGCAGAAAGCTTCTATTGAGAAAGAGTTAAAGTCTGAGATTGAAAAGATGAATAATATTGCTTTATATGAAAAGATGGCAAAAGAGCATCCTGAGAATCCAAGACTTTCTGAACTTGTTAATGCACTGAAAGAGTTAGGAGAATAATATGGCAGGATTTGTATCAAAGCAGCCAAATGGATTATATTGTAGATTTTCTACTGTCATGGATTGCCCTACATCATGGAATATGACACGAGAAGATTATATCAATATGAAAATGCAGGAAGCAAAAGAAGATGCTGAAGATGTATTAGATAATTATTTGCAGCCATTTGATATGGTAGTGAATATGTATTATCCAAACAATATGAAAAAGGAGGAATTTGATAAATTCCTTGAAGAGACTGGATATAACAAAGGAGAGTAAATCATATGAAGAAGAAAATTTTTGCAGTTGTATTAGGACTAACATTGTGTATTGGAATAACTGGATGTGCGTCATGGGACAGAGCGGTAACAGATATGAAAAGCGATGTAAATGGCGGCATGCAGAGAACAATTACTGTATACACGGCAGATGGTAAAGAACTTGCAACTTATGAAGGCAAGATTGATATTAAAACAAATGATGGTGAATATGTTAAGTTTGATTTTGACGGCAAGAGATATATTTATTACAACTGCTTTGTAGAAAGTATTGCAGATATTAATTGATATTATTCATTATTGTAGGGCTGTTCAATTCAGATTGACAACGACATAAATGTGGATGCTAGTTGGTGATTTATGTGTCAGTGGGGGCTGTACTAGGTTCGAACCCTTTATATGGTGTAAGTGGGCATAACATAATGAATATTTGGAGAATAACATGATAGACAACGAATTACGTCAGCAATATAGACAAGCTGTTGATGATTTGAGAATAGCATTTAAGAAGACTTGTTTGTACAGATTTTGCGAAGAAGTTGTGAAGAGATTAAGTAAGATTTTGAGATAGTAAAGGAGAAGTAGTATGGCAGATTACAAGATTGGTCAGATTTTGACCTCAACAGAAGATGTAGAAATTGAAAAGGCATTATCAGGTGAAAAGGTGAAAATTCCAAAAGGTAATAAGATTATTATTGGTGCAGATAAATTTGCACATCATATCAGAAATGGTTTTATTCAACCTTTAGCAGAAGGTTTAACAGTTGAAGGGTATGACACTACTGGTATCGCAGAATATCTTTATATTGTAC